CAGGCATGGGTTGCCTGCATGGCCTGCCTCGAACCACGCATAAAGCTGGTCGATGGTTCGCTGTTGGTAGTCACGCAGCATCAGGCTTTTCTCCTGTGATGCCGTGCGCGGCTTCGATGGCGCGGGCAAACTTGACAAGGTCAGAAGCCAAGCGCGGTTCTTCTGCTGGGTGGAACGGCCACAACGCTTGGTATTGCCGCCAGATTTCCGTGTCCGTCAGCGGCTGGCGCTGTGCTGCGGGTGGGGTTGGCAACAAGCCACCTTTCGCTGGCACAGTTTCAATGCGGCACTTTTGTTGAACGTCTTGCGCCACCGGCTCCTGCTTTGCTGCGGGTGGGGCGGCCCATTCGGCGTTGGCCCATCGGCGCACCAACTTCGAGAACGCAGGGCCAAACAAACCCGCTGTCAGGTCATACCCTCCGTCTTCTTCATCGGACAGCAACGCCTCAATAATCTCGCCTGCAAGTGCTTGCACCGCCATGCCGGGGGCTTTAACAGGCTCCTGCACAGGTGCTGCGGGTGGTTGCTTGTCGTGGATCAGCAGGCACCTGTCGCACATCCACGACCATCGGCCATGAGTGCTTTTGCACATGGCGCACACCGGCTCCTGCTTCTCAGCCTCTGCGATGGCGGCGCGGGCTGCGATGTAGCGGCGGCGGTGCTGCGCCGCCATGTCCAGGCACCAAAATGCCATGTGCCGTTTGCCGCGTTCGGCATCCGCACGGGCTTGATCGCAGTAGTTCAGCACGGCGGCTGACTGCCTTGCAGCTTCGGCTATCAATTTGATTTTGCTCATGGTCAGTTGCTCCAGGTGGTGGTTTTGGTGGCTTTGGCGATGGCGGTGCGCAGGGCGTCGATTGCGTCTGCGCGCGCGTCTTCGTTTTGGTAATGTTCCATCTTGTAGTGCGCTTCTTCCAGCGCCTCCAGCGCCTGCTTCATTGCTTCGATGCTCATCCCACAATCCTCGCGTCAAATGTCTCGCGCAGCTTCTCCACATACTCATCCCCAAGGCTGCACATCTTGGGATTGGCCAAGATCTCGCGGCTGGTGTAGACGTGCGCATCGCCTTCACCATTGGCCACGTCGCGGCCTTCGATGACGTAGACAGCCGTCCACTGGTCCAGGCCGTCTTTGCGCTCCCAGGGCACCAGGTCAGGGTGCATGACATGGCTGTCGCAGGCCTGGCGCTGGAACTCCACCGGAATGCCATCGGCCTCGTGGCGCTCGCAGCGCCAGGTGCTGTCCTCCTTGGCCGTGCTGTGCGCGCAAGTGCGGCAGTTCACATGCTTTGTGGTCTTGGTCTCGTGGCAGAACTCGTGCGCATCGCAGAACTTGCACTGGTACCAGCTCGGGTCTGTGCTGATGGGTGGCGGCATGCGGTCCTCCAAAGCTAGACGCCGGCCGCGTGCGATGAACTTCTCGGCCACCTCCTTGTCGTAGCGCACTCGCTCGGTGTAGATGCGGTCGTCGTCCTTGCAGACGGCCACATACAGGGCGCGGTCGATCTCGGTGCCATGCATGTAGAGCTGCATCTGGACGAAGTGCTCTGGCTTGGCCTCGGCTACGCCTTTCTTCTCCAGGTCTGCAAAGCTCTTGGAGCTGTGCGTCTTGAACTCGGCCACATGGCGCTTCTTGGGCGCTGCAGGCACGCCAGACTCAATGATGGCGTCGATGCTGCCGGACACATGCGCACCGAAGTCCACGCGCGCCTGCTGCCGGCTCGTGCGCACGTCCATGCCAATGGCGCGCAGGTCCGACACGATGGTGGCCTCCTCCATCTGGCCCCTGCGGAACAGGCGCAGGATGCGGCCAGGAAACTGGGGCTGAACGGCCCAGCGAAACGACAGCCACAGCCACCTGTCGCATGGGTGACCCAACTGGCTACAGCCCATGTGCGGCCTGGGCGGCTCTGCCTGCTTCTCGTGGTGTTTGTCGATCAGGCCTTGGATGCTATGCTCTGGTTCGGGTATCTTCATGGTGCCCGTCTCCTTCTGGTAGTTGCCAACTTGCCCCAGTCCTCTCACGAGGCTGGGGCTTTTCACTTCACTTCTTCTGCCAGGGCGGCGCGGCCTTGGCCGGCGCTGCAGGAGCTGCAGGCGCTGCGACTGCAGGAGCTGCTGCCGCGGCAAAGCTGGGCGCTGCGCCACCATTGACGGCCTTGAACCCCTTCACATCGTTGCTGGCCTCGTAGGTCTTTCCGGTCTTGTCGTCGGTGCGCGCAGGGCGCACCTCCAGCTTGACCTGGATGCTGGCACCGATGAGCTGGTCGGTGTCCTGGACCTTGGCCAGGCCAATGGCGCGCATGATCTCGCCAAGCTGCTGGCGGCCGATCTCCTCGGCCTTGGCGCTGGCATTCTTGATGTTCAGGTTGCCGAACACCACGCGGCCCTGGTGGGTCGGCCCGGTGATGTCGTAGCGCAGCTTGATGTACTGGCCATCGCCTGCGGCGGTGGTCTTCAGCTCGGCCTGCGTGATGTTGGCCGTGTACCAGCCAGCCGGCAGCGGCTCATAGTTGCTGTTGCCTTGGGGAAGGTCCGATGCTGCATAGGTTTGTCCGAGAAAAGCCATGATTTACTCCTTGGTGGTGATGGGTTCGATGGTGAAAGAAGGGCGGCCAGGTTTGGCCGTGATTGCTCCGGCGAGTGCTTTGGTGATGGACTCATCTGTCGCCTTCCAGATGGCCATGTTGATCTCCGGCTTCCACCGGAACAAAGTGCTCAGGTGATCGGTCAGGCCGTGCTCGGCGGCCAGCTCCTGCACCTTGTCGGCGTCGACCTTGCGGTCGATGCGGCCGACGATCTTGATGGCGTAGCCAGGCGTCTTGATGTTCTCGGTGCCTTCGGTCTGGTCCGAGAAGTTGGCCAGGGCGCGCATGGCGTCCTCGAAGTCACGGCGGCGCTCGGTGGCCTTGCGCTCGGCCTCTTTGGCCTCCAGCCACTGGGCGGCCAGTTCCTGCATTGACTTGGTCATGATCACTTGCCTCCGATCTTGGCAATGACTGCACCGAGGTCCGGTGCTTCCCAGGCGTCCAGCTTCCCGCTGCGGTCCTTGGCCAGCCAGAGGCCGTCCGAGTCACACATCAGGGCGCGCTGGGTGTTGTTGTCGCTGTCCTTTTCGACACGCAGCGCCAGCACCTCGTCGAAGAAGTAGGGCAGCGCCTGGCCGGTCTTGTTGCCAGGCATCGAGGGCGCATACAGCACGCGGCCCATCTCGTCCTGGGTCTTCTCCAGCTTGGCGCTCATGTAGACGTGCCGGCCAGGCAGATCGCGGAATGCGCGGATGATGTCTGCCATCTGCTCCTGCATCGCACCGTAGGCCTGGCGTGGGTCTTTGGTGGCCTTCTTCTCGGCATTGAGCACCACCTCAGCAATCTCGCTGATGGAGTCCAGCGCCACCGACTGGAACCCCTTGGCCTCGTCGGACTGCGTCAGCCAGGTGTAGGCCTCCCGCAGCGTCTCCATGTCGCTGATCTCGATGAAGGGCAGGTCGGCGTCCTGGATGGACAGCAGGCCTCCTTCAGCAGACAGCACGATGGGCTGCGGCAGGGTCTTGATCAGTGAGGTCTTGCCTGCACCGGCCTGGCCGTAGACCAGGACTTTCACACCATTGGCAGCCAGGCTGCCGGTGGTCTTCACGTTGATTGCCATGTTGGCTCTCCTTCTTGGTTGCTGCGCCTTCGGGCAATTCCGTTCGCGCAGTGGTTGAACTTTACCACGGTTTCCGGTTAAGATGTCAACACCCCGCGAAAATTTATTTGGAAAGAGAGGTCTGGCATGACGACACAAGAGGCAATCGAGCACTATGGCAGCGTGAAAAAGCTGGCCGATGCGCTCGGCATCTGGCCACAAGTGATCTACACCTGGGGCGAGGCTCCACCGATGGCGCGCCAGTACGAGCTGGAGGTCAAGACAGGAGGCACGTTGAGAGCAGATCGGCAGGTGGTCAATGGCTGATCCGTTCAAGATTGATGGACCAACTTGCATCAGCTTCAGTGGAGGACGCACGAGTGCATATATGCTGTGGCGCGTGCTCCAGGCTCACGGTATGAGCCTGCCTGACGAGGCTCAAGTGCTTTTTGCAAACACAGGCAAGGAGGACGAGGCCACCTTAAGGTTCGTTCAGGCATGCTCTGAACACTGGAAGGTGCCTATTACATGGCTTGAATGGCAAGACGCTGAAGAGCAACGAGACCGACTGCGAATCGTTGACTTCAAAACAGCCAGCCGCAACGGCCAGCCATTTGAGGCTTTGATTCGCAAGAAGAACTACCTTCCAAACCCAGTCACCAGGTTTTGCACAGTAGACCTAAAAATTAAGCCCTTCGCTAACTATTGCCGGCATCACCTTGGCTGGGACGAGTGGGACAACATGATCGGCATTCGCTCTGATGAGCCACGTCGAGTGGCCAAAATCAGAGCTAACCCGTCCGATGGCATGAAGGGGATTCACCGCCTTATGCCGCTGGCCGATGTCGGTGTGACCAAACGAGATGTGGCCGTTTTCTGGGCCAATCAGCCATTTGATCTTGAACTGCCAAATCTCAACGGCGTAACCTACCACGGCAACTGCGATTTATGCTTTCTCAAAGGAGCTTCGCAGATTTACAGCTTGATTGCTGAAAAGCCAGAGCGTGCTATCTGGTGGGCGAAACAAGAAGGCAGCATCACAAATCCAGGCATCGTCAATGGAGGCTATTTCAGGAAAGATCGGCCGTCTTACGCTGCTATGGCCAAGTATGCAGAGCAGCAGGCTGATATGTTCGATAAGACAGAGGAAGCCATTGCGTGCTTCTGTGGAGAGTAATCAATGGCTGATTTATCAAAAGTCCTCGGCGGCCCCTGGTCGCCACCACCCGAGAAGAGGGTTGCACCACCAGAAGAGCAACTGATCGACGCCATTAAGGCGGCCGGCCTGGAGCCACCAGAGCAGGTCTTCCTGGACGGCAAGATTCACAGGTTCAGGTCTGGCACCAAAGGCTCGCCTGGCCACGGCGACAAGCCTGGCTGGTATCTGGTCTTCGGTGATGGTGTGCCGGCCGGCCGATTCGGCTGCTGGAGGGCTGGCATGGAGGTGACCTGGCGCGCAGACGTGGGTCGAAAGCTCACCCAGGCAGAGGAGATGGCGCACGCCAGACGCGTGGCCGAGGCCAAGGTGCTGCGCGATGCCGAGCTGGAGCGCCAGCACCAGGTGGCGGCTGACACGGTCGAGAAAATCTGGTCATCGGCCCAGGCAGCGCACCCGGATCACCCCTACCTGGCGCGCAAGGGCATCAAGACGCACGGCGCGCGACTGACAGGCGATGGCCGGCTGGTGGTGCCACTGTTCGACAAGGATGGCCAGCTCTGCAGCCTGCAGTACATCAGCCACGATGGCGGCAAGCTGTACCACCCAGGCGGCGAGGCTGGCGGCAAGTTCTGGATGGTCGGCACGATGGACGAGCCAGGCACGCTGTATGTGGCCGAAGGGTTCGCAACCGCGGCCACGGTCCACGAGACCACCGGCCGGCCCTGTGTGGTGGCCTACAGCGCCAGCAGCCTGGTGCCTGTCACAGGCACACTGCGCGAGATGTACGGCGCAGTTCAGGACATCGTCATCGTGGCCGACCACGACAAGCGTGGCGTGGGGCAGAAATATGCCGACCAAGCCAGCGCCAAGTACGGCGCGCGCGTGGTGATGCCTCCAATCGAGGGCATGGATGCCAATGATTATGCGCAGGCCGGACACGATCTGTCAGCCCTGCTGGTGCAGTCCACCGGCCAGGAAGTGATCGACAAGCTGCATGTGGTCTTCGGCGATCAGCTAGGCACCGACTACGAGGCACCAGATGAGCTGGTCGAAGGCTTGATGACCATCGGCAGCTCGGTGGTGGTCTATGGCGACAGCAACTCCGGCAAGACGTTCTGGGCGCTGTCAGTGGCCACGGCCATTGCCACCGGCACCGATTGCTACGGCCGCAAGACCGACCCAGGCCTGGTGGTCTACTTGGCCAGCGAGGCACCGGCCAGCATCCGGTCTCGCATGCAGGCCATCAAGCAGTTCTACGGCTGCAGCCTGGAGAACCTGGCGATGGTGCCGGTCCCCATGAACTTCTACTCCGGCGACCAGGACGCCAATGACGTGATCGAGCTGGTCAAGGCGGTCGAACAGATCAAGGGCAAACCAGTGCGCCTGATCATTGGCGACACGCTGGCCAGAATGAGCGCAGGAGCCAACGAGAACAGCGGCGAGGACATGGGTCCGGTCATGGCCAGATTCGACCAGGTGGCCACGGCCACAGGCGCGGCCATGATGATCATCCACCACAACGGCAAGGATGCGGCTAGAGGCGCTCGCGGCTGGTCCGGCATCCGTGCCCACATCGACACCGAGATCGAGGTCACAGAGAAGGACGGCAGCCGGTCTGTGACGGTCACCAAGCAGCGCGAGCTGCCCAGCAAGGGCGAGACGATTTACTTTCGGCTGGAGGTGATCGAGATGGGCACCACCAAGTTCGGCGCACCAGCCACCACATGCGTGGCCGTGCCAGATACCGATGCGGCCACCACGAAACCCCACAAAAAACCCACCAAGCACGATGAGAACGTGCGCACCATCGAGCGCGCCTGGTGGCATGCTGGAGCTGAGGAGCGCGAGGGTTTACCCTACATCAGCAGGTCTGCGCTGCGTGAGCTGCTGGTCAATGATGGCATGTCGGAGCGCACGGCCAAGAACAAAACTGAGGCCAGCCGGCCCGATGGAATCATCGCGCAACTGCTCAACGCAGGCACGATTGAGACGCTGGAGCACGGCTGGATTGTGAGCAATGAGGTGCAGGCCAGCGCAATGTTGATGAGGAAAAGTGGCCAGGAAAAGCGCCCCTAAATGCCCCTGAGCGCCCCTGGGGGTGTTAGGGGCGATAGGGGCAAAAGCCCGGAAAAACGCCCCGCCCCGCCCCTAAACCCTATAGGGTAGGGGCAGGTAGGGGCACCGGGATGCGGGAAAACAGGGGAAAGTTATCCACAGAAACGTGAGGAAGCACTAACATGGAAAAGCAAATGCTCAAGGAGCTGGATAGGTTGGAACATGCCATCGGAGATGGTGATCCAAAGATGTTGAGACAGGCAGCAGATGATCTGCGCATGGCAGTCAAAGTCATGGCGACAACAGCCAATGAAACACAGGTCGGCGGCCAGCACTACAAGGCCAAGACCATCCAGCCTTGGGACTTTATCGCAGCCAACCAGCTCGGCTACTTCGAGGGCAACATCGTCAAGTACGTCAGCCGATGGCGCGACAAGGGCGGCGTCGACGACCTGCGCAAGGCCAGGCACTACTTGGACAAGTTGATCGAGTTGGAGGAGAATGCAGCATGACCACAAAATCCCACAAACCGAAGGCCGCGGCAAAGCCCAGACCCAGCAAGTACGAGAACAAGGCCGACATCTGCGCCTTGGTGCTCTCCGGCATGCGTGGCGGTCTGAGTGCCTTCAAGGCCTGCGAAGCAGCAGGCGTGCCGCAGAGCACGTTTAATCTGTGGCTCAATGAGGACGCGGCGCTGGCCGCAGAGTACGCGCGCGCGCGCGAGGACTTGATTGAGCGCCTGGCCAACGAGACGATGGCCATCGCTGACCAGGCATTCACCGAGATCGAGGAGCAGGCGCTCAATGCCAATGGCGAGCCTGTGGTGGTGAAGAAGAAGGTGCCGGTCGACGTGCAGCGCGCCAAGCTCCAGGTCGACACCCGCAAGTGGCTGCTGTCCAAGCTGGCCCCGAAAAAGTACGGCGAGAAGCTGGAGCTGACTGGCGACCCTGAACGGCCGCTGGCCATCCAAAAGATCGAGCGCGTGGTGGTCGGAAAGTGACGACCCTGCGCATCGAGACTCCACAATGGGCGCTGCCGCTGCTGGAGCCTGCGCGCTACAAGGGAGCCTTCGGAGGCCGCGGCTCCGGCAAGTCACACACCTTTGCCGAGATGCTGATCGAGGCGCACATCATGGACCAGACCAGCCGGTCGGTCTGCGTGCGTGAGGTCCAGAAGTCCCTGGCGCAGTCGGTCAAGCGCCTGCTGGAGCTGAAGATTGAGTCCATGAACGCTGGTGCCTACTTCGAGGTCCAGGAGGCCGTGATCAAGTCCAAGAAGGGCGACGGCCTGATCATCTTCCAAGGCATGCAGAACCACACGGCCGACTCGATCAAGTCGCTGGAAGGCTACGACCGTGCCTGGGTGGAGGAGGCGCAGAGCCTGTCCCAGCGCAGCCTGGACCTGCTGCGGCCGACCATCCGCAAGCCAGGCTCCGAGCTGTGGTTCACCTGGAACCCGAGCCAGGCCAGCGATCCGGTCGACCACCTCCTGCGTGGCGACAAGCCACCACCGGACTCGGTGGTGCTGGAGGTCAATTTCGACGACAACCCCTGGTTCCCGGATGTGCTGCGCGCCGAGATGGAGTACGACAAGGCGCGCGACCCGGACAAGTACGCACACGTCTGGCGTGGCGGCTACCTGCAGAACAGCAGCGCGCGCGTCTTTCGCAACTGGCGCGTCGAGGAGTTCG